CACAGCAGTAATTACCTACTACAGTCTTGACGGTGACACTGCCAACATCTATGCTTCGGCAGTTTACGCTTAAAATTATGAAAAAACTACTACTCACTCTATTACTGATTCCAACATTAGTGTTGGCACAAAAAACACCCAAAGGTGTGACCTATGACGCACAGATTGTTCGCGTCAACGATGGGGACACAGTTGTGATAGCTGCACCGTTCTTGCCTGCTCCACTCAAGCCTGAACTGGCTGTGCGTGTGTTTGGTGTGGACACTCCTGAAAAAGGACATCGTGCCCAATGTCCGTTGGAAGATGCTCGTGGTCAAGCTGCCAGTGAGTTTACCAAGAACGCTGTAAAGTCTACTAAAAAACATCAAGTCATATTATATTCCTGGGACAAGTTTGGCGGCCGTGTGTTGGGTGACATGATTCTGGATGGTGTTAGCCTACGTGGTGAACTGATCCGCAATGGCTTTGCTAGAGAATACTATGGAGACGCCAAGCAGTCGTGGTGTAATTGAACCATGCGATTCTCAGAGTTTGGCAAAGGCGTCTATCCCAAAAGTAAACTTAAACCTTTGGCTGGTAGCAACATAAGCCAAACAGGCACGCATGTAGCCCGTTTTCAACGCAAGAAAAACATACAACCTGGCAGTGACCGCTGGTTTAAATTGTGGTTTGCAAAACCCGGCCTTACCGGCGAAAACCCATACCGTGCCTGACCAAACGCCATAAATTAACATATGGCACAAGAAGCCCAACTAGTCAAAACCCCCTACAAGAACACCACATTCACAGAAGATCAGCTGGCAGAATTTTTGGCCTGTGCTGATCCGGTAACAGGCCCAGAATATTTTATGGACCACTTTTTCCACATACAACATCCTACCCGGGGCAAGATGCTGTATCATCCATTCGAATATCAAAAACGTCTGATACATACCTATCACAACTATCGTTTCAGTATCAGCATGATGCCGCGACAAACTGGTAAATCAACCAGTGCAGCAGGATATCTCTTGTGGATGGCCATGTTTAGACCAGATTCCACCATTTTGATTGCAGCTCACAAGTACACAGGTTCACAAGAGATCATGCAACGTATTCGTTATGCCTACGAACTGTGCCCAGACCATATCAGAGCCGGATGCACCAGTTACAACAAGGGCAATCTAGACTTTGAAAATGGCAGCCGTATTGTGTCGACTACCACAACTGAAAACACTGGTCGAGGCATGAGTATAACACTATTATATGCCGATGAGTTTGCGTTTGTGCGACCCGGCATTGCCAAAGAATTCTGGACCAGTATCAGCCCAACTCTGGCCACAGGTGGTAAAGCAATTATTACCAGCACGCCCAACTCGGATGAAGATCAATTTGCATTGCTGTGGAAAGGCGCCAACAAGTGTGAAGATGCCTACGGAAATCCCACTGAGCTAGGCATCAATGGATTCCGTGCCTATAGGTCATACTGGAATGAACATCCAGATCGTGATGAAGCCTGGGCTGCAGAACAACAGGCACAGCTAGGCGAGGATCGCTTCCGTAGAGAAATGGGTTGTGAATTTATTATCAATGATGAAACCTTAATTGCGGCCGCCAAATTAATAGACCTACAAGGACATGAGCCACTCTACAAAACTGGGCAGGTGCGCTGGTTTCAACGACCCAAACCTGGACGTACCTACACAGTGTCCTTGGATCCTAGTCTAGGCACCGGCGGCGATCCAGCAGCCATACAGGTATTTGAGGCTAACACTACCGAACAAATTGCCGAATGGCGCCACAACAAAACACCCATTCCAGATCAGATTCGTATCCTGTCTGATATTATCTCACACATATACGAAATAACCAAAAATCGAGACACCATATACTACAGTGTAGAAAACAATACCATTGGCGAAGCTGCCCTGATTTCGATAGAGCAATGGGGCGAAGAAAATATTCCCGGATATTTCCTTAGCGAAACCGGCAAGGGCAACGGACGTAGATATCGCAAAGGATTCAACACCACCAACAAGAGCAAATTGAGTGCATGTAGCAAGTTAAAAACTTTAACAGAAACAGGCAAAATGAAAATACGCAGTGCCAGTTTAATATCAGAACTCAAAACATTTGTGGCATCGGGCACCAGTTATGCTGCCAAACCGGGAGAAACAGACGATTTGGTCATGGCCACCCTGCTGAACATTAGAATGCTACAACTGCTACAAACCTATGATAACGACATCAATAACCAGCTAAGAGACCACGGAGATGTGGTGATTCCGCCCATGCCATTCATAAGTGTGATGCGATAAATACTAGACCATGGCAGATATCACACCCTCACGTAAATTATTTGATCTACTGATCAGCAGAGATTTTGACCCAGAAATGCTAGACAGTTCGGGTCGTCCAGCACCAGATCCAGCCGAAGCTGAAATATTCAGTTTTGATTTTCGTGCTGACAGCGGCAAAGATTACGGCACCGTAGTGATCATGCTGGGGCAGGATAACGATCTTGAGATTTACTGTAGTGACAATGTGGGTAGAGGCATGGAAGGCGACGACAAAAACGACTGGTTTGCTTTTTTAGAACAGTTGAAGAATTTTGCTGTTAGAAATTTCATGAGTTTTGGAATTAAAAATTTGAACCGCCTGCGTTACAGCATGCAAGGGCAAGCTGCCATTCGTGAAGGCCTGTTTGAATCGTGGACCGGTAATCGTACCACAAGCTGGAATGGTGTAGCAACTGAAGCTCGCTTGATGATTCGCCATAAGAAAACCATTGGCGAAGGCGATGCTAGATTCCGTTATATTGAAAGTCTGTTTATTGAAACAGCCGACAGCGAACGTTACAAATTACCATTCAACAGCCTGACCGGCGGCAAGGCCATGCTGGAGCATGTTCGCCAGGGCGGCAGACCATACGACGTGCGGGGAAATCACATTTCGGAAATAGTCACAGAATTAGCAGTGTTGAGTCGCTTTCGTCGAGCCAATTCGGGCCAGATCTTTGAGGGCGATACAGCACAGTTGGTGGAACAAGTACAAACCTATCAAACAAATCTGCAACGTAGTCTCAAAGGTCTAGGTACTCGGTCTGGTTATGCCACATATTTTGAATCATGGCAACCTGCGGCAATCAGTGAGCAAGATGTGGTAATTGAAAGTTTAAAAAATCTTTTTGTCAAGCAGAGCATTGACACACGAATTGAGTCAGCGCTTCCCTTGCTGGCCAAAATACAACAACAAGGAAATGAAATGAAAGAAGCCAACATATTTGAAGCCTGGGCCAACCGTCTGGTAGAGGGCACTTGGTCCACTCCAGACACTCCAGAAAAACAAGCACAACTGGTTGAACTGATGAGTAAGGATCTGCCAGTGGGTGCAGACGCAACCAATGCCACAGAACAGTTGTATGACCTCCTGGGCGACGATCAACTGTTTAATCAATTGGCTGTGCTAGCCGAGCGTGATGCCAACGCAGATGCCCGCCAGGTCATTTTTGATCGCATGCAAGAACTCAGCGAAGATCCAGACGTGTTAAAAGTGATCAACAGTTTGAATATCGATGCAACAGCAGAAATGAATCCACCCGAAGCCATCAATCCAGCTGACCTCGAGCCCATGAACGAAAGCCGGTTAATGGATTCTGCCGGTGAAACCATCGAACATGTGTTGAACCGTTTCAAACACGAAGTCAAACAGTTTGAACAGACTGGAGAATTAGACCAGGATCTGTACGAAGCTCTATTTGATTACTACTCAGATGCCGGCGAAATTCCTTATGGTATTGCCAAGGCACGTGACGGAGACCCAATGGAGTGGGTAGCCAATAATCTGCAAAGTCACTTGTCCGGCGGCGGTATTGTAGGCGGAAACCCAGATGAAGATTATGGTATTGAACGTGAAAGTGTTATGCACGGTGACTATGCTGAAGAAAAAGGTAGAATGCAAGAGTTGGCCGGTCTAGCACCGTTGGCTGCTCGTGTAATTGGTTCAGCGGCTGCCACTGCACTAGGAAACAAAATTGGTCAAACCATGAGTAGTGACGAAGATGATTTATTAAAGGATGCTGCTAATCCTGGAGTAACTCCAGCAGACTTAGATGGCGCTCCGGCTGAACCAGCTGATCCTACAAATCGTGCTCCGTTTATACCAGGCGGCCAAGACAATGATTTAGAATTTAACGAAGCTTCTGGATGCAACATGACCGAAGCTGGCATGTCCTGTCCGGTTCATGGCATGACGGAGTGTGGTGTAGAAGAGGCCAGCGCTTTGGCAGGTCAATATGGCCACTCTGGCAAAATGAAACCAGTGTCTAAAGACCTGAGCTTTTTGGACCGACTCAAAGAACTGTCCGGAATGAAGAAGTAATATAACGTTCTGAACAACCGCGTCATATATATTCATTGACGCTACTCAATCTAGCGTATATACTGTTACAGTGTATGCGCTTTTTTGTTGGCATCACAGGCAACGTAACATCTAAACATTTAGATAGGCAACACATAGTAAACTTTAGAAAGGCAACCAAACTATGGCATCATTAGCAGAAATTCGCGCAAGACTGGCCGCTAGCGAATCAAAACAAGGCGGAAACTCCACAGGCGGTGACAACTCAATTTATCCACATTGGAACATGGAAGAAGGCGCTAGTGCCACACTCCGTTTCTTGCCTGATGGTAATACTAAAAACACATTCTTTTGGCAAGAACGGGCCATGATCCGCTTGCCATTCAATGGCATCAAGGGTGAAATGGACTCTAAACAGGTTTATGTACAAGTGCCCTGCATGGAAATGTGGCAAGAAACTTGTCCAGTACTAACAGAAGTGCGCACCTGGTTCAAAGACAAGAGCCTTGAAGAAATGGGTCGCAAGTATTGGAAAAAACGCAGTTACATTTTCCAAGGTTTTGTGCGTGAGAATCCTTTGTCAGATGACAAGACTCCAGAAAACCCCATCCGTCGTTTCATCATTGGCCCACAAATCTTCACTGTTATCAAAGGTGCCTTAATGGATCCAGAACTGGAAGAATTGCCAACCGACCTTCTGCGTGGTTTAGACTTCCGTATCAGCAAGACTTCAAAAGGTGGTTATGCCGACTACAACACGTCCAAGTGGGCACGTAAAGAATCTGCCTTGACTGAAGCAGAACAGGCCGCAATCGAAGCTCACGGCTTGTATGATTTAAGCACATTCTTGCCCAAGCGACCAGGCGAAGCCGAAGTCAAGGTCATCAAAGAGATGTTTGAAGCGTCAGTGGATGGTCAGAGCTATGACACAGAACGTTGGGGTTCTTACTTCCGTCCAGCTGGAGTATCAGCACCAGCAGGATCTGGAACCGGATCAGCCCACACAGACGAAGATGCTCCGGCACCTGCGGTTAAACCTGCTCCAGCGGTTGCCAGCAGTTTTGACGACGAAGATGATGCGCCAGCAGTGGCGTCAGCACCGATAGAAGCCAAACCTTCGACTCAAAAAGCCGAAGACATCTTGGCCATGATCCGAGCACGTCAGAAGCAGTAAGTCATTGATAGATCAAGCACAGGGATACGTTCCCTGTGCATCTACCTGCTTATAGATAATGAAATTAAATTTAATATTTGAAAATTCCAACGACTCAATTGAGTTTGATGTTGTGTATAACTCAGACCTATTGGAACACGTAATATCAAAATCCAATGTTGCCAGTTGTAACAGTTACTCAGATAATGGCAATATTTCTTCATCGGTTGACAGTTATTTGAATGAGTTACACAGTGCAGTGACTTTGACCAACACTGTGATGCCGCGATTGTGCGATCAAAAATTTGCCGAGCACACTGATCTTCTTGAATATCTTGATCAAAAATTTCTAAATCGGCAACACGAACAATGGGTACTGTCTCAACAAAACATTGTTGACATAGATAAACTGCGATTTTCACAAGACAAAACTGTTAGTCAACTTGGATGGCGATTGCACGATCTATATCCAGATGAAATACGACAAATACATCTAGCCGAAGCCATGCAAAAATTAGGATTCATCTTTCCCTACGAAGAAGTCAATACAACCGTTCATAGGTTAGAACAGTTTTTTGCCAAAGACATCGAATTCAAGTCAAATTCAAAATGGGAAGTATTCGATAATCCATTTCAAGACTCTATGATCAGCAACAATGATGTCGTAAATTTCAGTTTTGGATACACCTATGTTGGTAGACAGTTTTATAACAAATGGCAATATTTTGATACCGATCTAGATTGCGTGGATCATTACAATTATGAAACTTTAGAATATGCTTTTCAAATCAATCTAGATCGACCTCAAACAATACCATACAGCAAAGAATTCATTAACTGGCAACAACAAAAAGGGGTAAAAGCAATAGCAACACAAATTCCAATTGCCAATATCATAGACTTAGAAAAAAATCTCAAGTATTATAGAACTATGTTATATAAAAATTCCAAAGCCAATAATCGGGCAACTCTACTACTTCACTAAAGGAAAATCATGGGCAAACCATTTGACGTATCAAAATTCCGCAAGGAAATCACCAAAAGCATTGAAGGCCTTAGCATTGGCTTCAACGATCCCACTGACTGGATCAGCACAGGCAACTTTGCACTCAACTACCTGATCTCGGGCGACTTTAACAAGGGCATTCCTTTGGGCAAGGTCACTGTGTTTGCCGGCGAGTCTGGTGCAGGCAAAAGTTATTTTTGCTCAGGCAACATTATCAAGAACGCACAAGAGCAAGGCATCTTTGTTGTGTTGATCGACAGTGAAAACGCACTGGATGAAGATTGGCTCAAGGCCTTGGGGGTAGACACCAGCGAAGGCAAGTTGTTAAAATTAAGTATGGCCATGATTGATGACGTTGCTAAAACAATCTCAACATTCATGAGTGATTATAAAGCATTACCAGATGGCGAACGTCCCAAGGTCTTGTTTGTGATTGACAGTTTGGGCATGCTGTTGACACCCACAGACGTTAATCAGTTCGATGCAGGTGAAATGAAAGGCGACCTGGGTCGTAAGCCCAAGGCACTTACTGCATTGGTTCGTAACTGTGTAAACATGTTTGGTAGTTACAATGTGGGTCTTGTGTGTACCAACCATACCTACGCATCACAAGACATGTTTGATCCCGACGATAAGATCTCGGGCGGTCAAGGCTTTATCTATGCGTCTAGTATCGTGGTAGCCATGAAAAAGATGAAATTGAAAGAAGATGAAGACGGCAACAAGATTACCGATGTCATGGGTATCCGTGCCGGTTGTAAAGTAATGAAAACACGCTATGCCAAACCGTTTGAAGGTGTGCAGGTCAAGATTCCTTACGAAACAGGTATGAATCCTTACTCAGGCATGGTAGACATGGCCGAGAAGCGTGGCCTACTGAAAAAAGAAGGCAACAGCCTGGTGTTTGTCACTAGTGATGGCGAAGTAATCAAACAGTTCCGTAAAAAGTGGGAAGCCAACGAAGGTGGTTGCCTAGATAAACTTATGGTTGATTTTAATAATCAAAAAACGGTAAGTACTGAAGACACAGCCACGGAGGAATAACAATGTCAGTAGAACTAGCAAAAGAAATTTGGGACGAAGTCAAACGGTACGTGAACACTGTAGATCGGGATGAAGCAGCAGAAACCCTTGTATCAGTCCTGATTGACAACGATGTTAACGCAGACGAAATTAAATCAACCTTCAAGACCGATACCGAAGTAAAACGTGCCTTGACCAGTTATCTTAAAGATCACGAAGACGACGAAGAGTTGCCGGAAGATGACGACGAGGACGAGGATTATTAATGTGGTATAGCAAGGTTGTGTCTAATTTAGGCGCTATTCCAGATTTTATTGCTTACTACGAGCAGGAACTTGATCAAGCCAAACACGACTGCAAAATAGGTGGTTTAGTAGAAAAAAACATCACAGCCTTGCCTGGTATAACCGAACATAGATTTAATCAACTACAAGAAATTGAAGCCATTTTAAATCATCTCAACATACAGTTGCGGAAGATTCGACGTCGACATTTTCAAAAGTATTTAGAAGGGTATGCTCGTGCATTGACCAGTCGAGATGCTGAAAAATATGTGGATGGTGAAGACGAAGTGATTGATTTCGAAACCATTATCAATGAAGTGGCTTTATTGCGTAATCGTTGGTTGGGTATCATGAAAGCCATGGAATCAAAGAATTTCATGTTAGGACATGTGGTGCGTCTAAGAGCAGCCGGCATGGAAGACATACAGGTATGACATTTACACAACCCGACGATAGTCACAAGCACAGTCTCGAAACGTTAAATCAACTGTATCAATACGACGATTTTATGGCCAGTATCCGAACTGTATTAGATCTTGGATGTGGAAATGGAAGCGATCTAGAATGGTGGGCCACGCGAACCACCAGAGAGGACACTCCGCAACAGTTAAATATTCGTTGCACCGGCATTGATTTGTTCCCAGAATTGGCATTATCCGAACGGCACAACAACGTGTTTTATCAATCCGGTGATTTTGAAAACACAATTCCGTCTACTCCGTCGGGCTTTGATGTGTTGTGGTGCCATGATGCCTTTCAATATGCACATGCCCCTGTGGCAACACTTAGCCGATGGTGGCATCTTGCCAGTCCTGGTGCTATGTTGTATTTGGCCATACCAACTACCCAACGTGTACATCGAAATCAACTGGACTATCATTTACTGTCAGGTTGTTATTATCACCATACCATGGTCAGTCTGATCTACATGTTGGCCACTGCAGGATGGGACTGTGGTACTGGATTTTTTAAACAAATGCCCACTGATAGCTGGATACATGCCGTAGTTTACAAAAGTTCTCATGAACCAATGGACCCCAAAACAACTACCTGGCATCGATTATCTGAGCTGGAATTGCTACCAAAATCGGCTGTAAAAAGCATACAGGCACACAACTATCTTAGACAACAGGACTTGGTCATGCCCTGGGTTGATCATAGCCTAATGAGCATGGCCGTAAAATAACAAAACTTAACACAACCTCATAAACTGGCTATAAATACCCGCATGAAAACTATTGTAGTTGTATCGGGTGGGTTCGATCCTATACATTCCGGACATATTCGATTAATTAAAGAAGCCCGGGCACTGGGGGACCAGTTGATTGTGGGCATCAACAGTGATGAATGGCTAGCCCGCAAAAAAGGCCAGGCTTTTATGCCATGGCAGGAACGCTTGTGCGTTTTGAATAATTTACGTCATGTAGACGAAGTTTATACTTTTGATGACGATGATGGTACAGCATGTAACCTACTGCAACAGGTTCGCGCACACTATCCTGCCGCCCGTATTGTGTTTGCAAATGGTGGTGATCGCACATCAGACAATATTCCAGAAATGATTTTTGATGATATAGAATTTGTGTTTGGTGTAGGTGGAGAAGACAAAGCCAACAGCTCGAGCTGGATACTAGAAGAATGGAAAGCACCTAAAACCACTCGTCCTTGGGGATACTATCGTGTGTTGCACGAAGTACCCGGCATGAAAGTCAAAGAACTCACAGTATTGCCTGGACAACATCTCAGTATGCAACGGCATCAAGACCGTGCAGAGCACTGGCATGTATCTTCTGGCACAGCAACAGTTTATACTATCAATAGAAAAAGCGATCAAGAATTACTAGGTACATTTGGTCAACATCAACATATACATATCAATCGCCATGAATGGCATCAATTGTGCAACGAAACCGATCAACCTTTAAAAATTGTAGAAATACAATATGGTCCTAACTGTACAGAAGAGGACATAGAACGCCAATGACTCCCATTCCGGTATTCGTAGGATACGATCCTAGAGAAGCTATTGCGTTTCATACGTGTGTAAACAGTATTATACGACATGCTAGCCGACCAGTGGCTATCATGCCTATTGCCTTAAACTTATTTCAGGATTACAAAGAAACGCACACAGATGGATCAAATCATTTTATCTATACTAGATTCTTAGTCCCACACTTAATGAGCTACACAGGTTGGGCGATATTCATCGATGGTGACATGATTGTACGTGATGACATTGTAAAATTATGGAATCTACAGGAAAGCCATGTGGACGTTATGGTGGTCAAGCATAACTATAAAACCAAGATGAAGGAAAAGTATCTTGGGTCTAAAAATGAAGATTATCCCAGAAAAAATTGGTCCAGTGTAATTTTATGGAATTGTGGTAATCATCCCAATCGGCGCCTTACTCCGGAATTTGTTCAGAATGCAACCGGTGCATATCTGCATCGATTCAGTTGGTTGGATGATGAACGTATTGGAGAATTACCCCCAGAATGGAATTGGTTGCCGGATGAGTATGGCGCAAATTCAGATGCAAAGTTATTGCACTATACTTTAGGTACACCTTGTTTTCATGAATTCGCAGATACACCCCAAGCAGACGAATGGCATAAAGAACGCATGTATACTGAGTACTGTCAGCAGAGAGGCATGATATGATACTACCGGTGGCGTTGGTAAATCGGTGGCCTGGTGACGAATATAAAAAACAACATAACACGATAGAAGGTGCATTGAAACACAATGTATCTGACCTGCTTGCATTATACTATGATGTAAAAATATTAAAAGAAGTAGAAAAATGTTGGGAAGTCGACCCAGATAACATGTTGACCAAAGAAGGCAAGTATGATCTCAAACGCAATGGCTCTAATGCGCTAGACAAGAGATTCACTGCTGATATTATTAAAAAAGATGAACAATTTAATCGTTGCCTAAAATTTTCAGACTATCCAGCAATGATTATGGCAGCATACCCAGAAAGTCGATTTGTTAATCGGGATCGTTTTTGGACCGAAGCCCAAGATATCTGCACCGATCCGGTGTTGTTGCGCGGCATCAGTTCTGGAAAGATTGCTAACCATGTGCGTGAACTAGGGCAAGATTACTATTTTATCGAAACAGGATACCTTGGCAATTATCGTTGTGAAAACAATCTAACCGGCAGGAAAATTTATCATCGCATAGTAAAAAATGCCATGCAACATTCGACTATCATGGACGTACCAGATGACCGCTGGCAACAATTGGTAAAGTTTAATCCTAATATGGAATACAAAGGATGGAAAAGATCTGGTTCTAAGATCCTTGTGGTGTTACCCACAGAAAAACCTTTTCAATACTACGGCCATAATCGAGAAAAATGGATCCAAAAAGTTGAAAAAACAATTAAAAAACACAGTGACAGACCAATTGTCTGGAGAGAAAAGGCCAGTCGCGGAGTAAGAACAAATGAAACAATATACAACGCCTTGGACGACGACATCTTTGCACTGGTTACATATAACAGTATTGCTACAGTAGAAGCTATACAATATGGAATACCAGCATTTGGGCTAGCTCCTACTGCCGCAGATCCAGTTTGTAGTAACGATCTCAAACTAATTGAAAGTCCTGTCATGCCCGATGAGGATGTAGTGTACAAATGGCTGTGTTCGATTGCCTATAGTCAATTTAGTCTAGATGAAATAATAACAGGTCAAGCCTGGAAAATGGTATTAGAAAATGCACAACGATCATCGATTAATTATTAAAAGCTACTTGAGCAGTCTGCCCAAGCACATCAACGGCGCAGAAAAAATCAATGCTTTAACTTATTTTGCAGAAGGGGCTGCCAAGTGTGGCGATTTTGCATTGGTTACCAATTCACAAACTTATGAAACTTGTGATGTTGGTGCCATAATTGGCAATGCATTTGATGCCAATCCCAGCAAGGTCAAGCTGGCGCACTATCAAGTTCGAAAAATGGTCATGGACACGCAACGTTTACACAATCGATATTGGTTAAGCATTGACAGTAATGTATTCATTTACAAGGATGCCGCCAACCCGCACAAATATTTGCGTTACAGTTTTAATGGTGTATTTCCAGCAACTGGGATATATTGCAATGAAGCTCCTGGCGATGAAAACTGGAACAACATGCGTCGTGATTACAACATGGATCTAAAGCCCTGGCGCACAACGGGCAATCATATTTTAGTTTGTCTACAACGACCATTGGGATGGAGTATGCGCGGTACAGATTTAATGAAGTGGCTCAAGAGAACACTAGGGCAAATTAGGGCACACAGCGACCGCCCAATATTAGTAAGATGGCATCCAGGTGACTGGAAGGCGTTTCCCAATTACCAATCCACCCTTAACAATTTTGGTGTTACTGTAAGTCCGCAAGGACGTCATATCACCGAAGACTTGATCAACTGTTGGGCCTTGGTATGTCATAATAGTACGCCTAGTGCAGTGGCACCCATAGAAGGAATTCCAGCATTTATTACAGATGCTCCTAGTTACAGCCAAGGTGGTGACATTGCTAATACCGATTTAAGTCTGATAGAAACACCCAACACGCCTGATCGCGAGCAATGGATTAGAAAACTAGCCCAATGCCATTGGAGCTTTGAAGATCTAAGATCAGGACGTTGTTGGGCTCACATGCGCAACTGGGTCAAAACTTCTTAGCTCGGTCAACTGCGTACGATAGTCCGAGATACCAAAATCAAATTCATGTCTGGTATCAACTAAAATTTTGTTTACATCTTTTGGTCCGTGAGTTCTAACTATGGTCTTGTCAAGCTCATAAACTTCATTGATCAAGCACAACAACTCATACTTGTTGATATTGACAGAGTTGTTGACCACATGATATATGCCGGCGATACAAGGATTCTTCACATAACGATCAATACATTTGGCCAATTGTAGTGTGGTGATACCATTCCACCAAGCATTGTCCCATCCTGGCAACTGGTCGGCTGGATTTTTTCTAACCCAATCAAGCAGGCCGGTTCCGTTCTTTAGTTCTTGCCCAATAATACTCATGCGAAAGGTGATGTCTTTGCTGTTGTTGACCTCGCCTAGACTTTTACTACGCCCATACGCATTGATTTCAGTGTGAGTGTCAGTTTCGACGTAGTTTCCCTTGGAACCGTCAAACACACAGTCGGTACTTAAATGAATCAACCTGGTTTGGGTATCTTGTAACCTATATTCAACATAGTGTGGAAACCATGAATTGATTATACTGGCACGGTCAGGTCTCTGTATGCAAGGTTGAACCAACAAGCCAATGCAGTTTACAACAAAGTCGGTTTCAAGTTGATCAAAAAATGCTATAACCGAAACAGGATGCTCCACATCCAGTCTGGTTCGATCCACTGCATCAACTTCATGTCCTTGCTGACCAAGATAACTGGCCACAACATGTCCAGCCATACCATTGGCACCCAGCACTGTTATTCGCATAAGAATCCGCCTTTGATCAACATGTCTTTGATTTGATCATGGTCCATTAATACTGTGCGTGAACTAAATTCAGGATAAGCAAATGCTGGCAACTGTTTGTATTTGTTTTGAAGTTCTTGCGAGCATTTGGTGGGCAGTATCACATAGTAGTTTTTATCGAAGCAATAGCTTAACACAGCTTCGTGTTTGCTGATCAGCATTTCGTCTAGTTTTTCACCCGGCTTGCTGCCAATCTCTTTGATGTCTACTGTGCCATACTTGTCCATGAGCACCCGGGCCACATCACGTATGTAACAAGCAGGCATGTTCATAACAAATGTTTCGCCGCCAATGCTGGCTTCTGCTGCCTTGAACAACAACATGATGGCTTCCTCCAAAGTCAAAAAGAAACGAGTCATTTCTAGATCAGTAATAGTAATAGGTCCACCAGCTTGGATCTGTTCAATGAAGTAAGGAATTACACTTCCATTGGAACCCATGACATTGCCACCTCGAATACAAACAAATTTTGTATGAGCACTCAGATCGTTTGCTTGAATAATTAACTTTTCGCCCACGCTTTTGGTCATACCATACAAGTTCAACGGTTCAACTGCTTTGTCTGTGCTGACATCAATTACTTTGGCAACATGATTTTCAATTGCTGCATTGACAATGTTGGTAGTGCCTGTGATATTTGTCTTGATAGCTTCTTGTGGGTGGTCTTCGCAAATAGGTACATGTTTAAGTGCAGCCAGGTGGAATATGACATCAACGCTCTTGGTTGCAAACCGAACACTTTCATAATCACGTACATCGCCGATTACAAACTTTAGTCTTGGATCGTGGAACCGTCGTTGCATCAATACCTGTTGCAGTTCACCACGACTAAAACAAATAATTTCTTTTGGATCATAATGCTTGAGTAACATAGCAACCAGTGTCTGTCCCCATGAGCCAGTTGCACCCGAAATGAAGATGCGCTTGTTGTCAAACATACGATTCTTTTGTATGTGTAGCACTGTTAGGCCATTAATTTTTCTATGATTAGGCACGGCATTTGTTCTGGATATTGTAC